GTAACCATAATAACTTTTGTAGGAATTATGGCACTAGCTCCTTTGTACGTCACCATGTCTATGATGACAAGGCAGATGCAGCATAAAAATAATTAACTATTTACCTTTAGTTTTCATAGCAGCGTTATGTGCTTGAGTAAAAGTTTTACCTTTCAACATAAGCTTTTTCATTTCATCTATATGTTTTTTTGTATGACCATGTGTTTTCTTATGACGAGCTAAAGCGTCAAGCTGTCTTTTTGTTAGTTCTTTTTTTTGTTTTGTTTTTAGCATTTTTTTTGTTTCTTAGTTTAGCAAGATCACTACTATCAATTCTATTGTTTTTATTTTTATCTAATTTTCTTTGTTTAGGAGTAAGTGGCATAACGATTTTTAGTTATATTAACTTTACCTTATATAAGTTTTTGTTATAATTCAACTAACTTCACTTCCATTTTGACTCTTAGCAGAGTTGATTTGTAAGTTAAAAGTGCCAGATACGTCTGATAACACTTTTACGTCATGGATAAGAAGTCTGTAAACCCTTACTATTACTAGAAAAATGGCTAATGCCACAGTATCAAGGCTAGGACTTGTTAACAATACAGGTACAGACTTTGATGCGTTATTTTTAAAAACGTTTTCGGGAGAAATTCTAACAGCTTTTGCTGAAAATAATATTTTCAACGAAGCAATGCATACCGTTAGATCTATCGCAAGCGGAAAATCAGCACAATTCCCTGTCTTGGGTACAGCTACAGCAGCGTATCATACGGTCGGCACTCCTTTGGTTGGGGCAAACCAAATTAAAGCCAATGAAAAGATCATAAATATTGATGATCTATTAATATCACAGGCTTTTGTAGCGGACATAGATAGTTTGAAGAACCACTATGACGTTAGACAAACCTATAGTGCGGAGCTTGGAAAGGCACTTGCCAGAACTTTCGATCAAAACGTAGCGAAGGTAATCGCTAATGCGAGTCGTGCATCTACTACTCTTAGCGGTGGTAATGGCGGTCTAGTGTTAACTCTTGCTTCTGGTAATACTGCATCTGCAAACGTTACTGGTGATGAGTTAGCTGCTGCTATTTATGACATTGCTCAGACATTTGACGAAAGAGACATTCCTACTACAGATAGATTTGTAGTTTTACCACCTGCTGAGTATTACAAACTTGCAGAGTCAGCAACAAGAACAATAGATGTTGACTTTAATCCAGGAGGTAACGGTTCTTTTGCATCAGGTAGAGTACAGCAAATTGCTGGTATGCCTGTAATGATGAGTAACAATGTTCCACAGTCAAACGTTGGATCTAACCCATCAGGTGCAAACAACACATACTCAGGTGACGATAGTAAAACTATTGGACTTGTATTCCATAAATCTGCTGTAGGCACAGTTAAGTTGATGGATATGACAACTGAAATCTCAGGTGCAGACTACAACTTAATGTATCAAGGAACATTGATGGTTGCTAAGTATGCTCTCGGTCATGGAATCCTAAGACCAGAAGCAGCAGCAACAATTAAATTATCTGCTTCCTAAATTACTAAAATGGGGTATCTTATTACTAGATACCCTTTTTTTTATGCCAAAAGGAATAGGTTACGGTAGTTCCAAGACAAAACCTAAGTCTAAAAAAAAGAAAACTACTAAGAAAAAGAAAACCACAAAAAGAATGATGTAATTATGGCTAAGAAAAAACTTGGTTTATACGCAAACATCCACGCAAAAAGAAAGCGTATTAAGGCTGGATCTGGTGAAAGAATGAGAAAGCCAGGTAGTAAAGGTGCTCCTACCGCAGCAAATTTTAGAAGAGCAGCTAAGACTGCGAAGAAAAGATGACAATAGCAGCTACAACAGAATTAGAAGCTATTAATGTTATGTTAGGTGCGATAGGAGAAGCACCTATTAACTCTCTTACAGGAACTTTGCCAGTAGATGTAAGAAATGCACAAAGTATTTTAAACGAAGTAAGTAAAGAAGTACAAAGTGAAGGCTGGTCATTTAATTATGAATATGATGTAGTGCTTACAAAGGATGCTGGAAATAGTGTTGCATTACCTACAAATGTTCTACGTGTAGATGTAAGTGTTGCAAACCATCCTGATATAGATCCTGTACAAAGAGGATTAAAATTATACGATAGAAAAAATCATACTTTTTCTTTTACAGAAGATTTAAAAGCTGAAATAGTATATTTTATAAAATTTGATGAGTTACCAGAACCAGCAAGAAGATATATAAATATAAAAGCTGCAAGAATGTTTGTAGATAGAACTATAGGTGATGATGGTTTACGTACTTATACACAACAGGACGAAGTAAGAGCTAGAGCAGTATTATTAGATAGTGATGCTAGTATTGCAGACCATAATGTTTTAACAGGAGATCCATCAATCTCAGGTAAGTTTGGTACATTTATGCCACATAAAGCATTAATTAGGTAATTATGGGTGTTGTATCAAGAGCTATACCTACTTTATTAAGAGGTATATCGCAAGCTGCTGATGCTACAAAGCAAGCGGATCATGCAGACTTACAAGACAATGCAAATAGTAGTCCAGTACAGGGATTAACAAAACGTAGTGGATCACATTTTATTACTGCAATAAGTAATTCAACATTAGGAAATGTTCATGTACAAACTATAAATAGAGATACAACAGAAAGATATATAGCAGTATTTAGTAACGGAAATGTAAAAGTCTATGAATTAGATGGTACGGAACTTACAGTAAACAAACCAGATGGTACAACATATTTAAATACATCTAATCCTAGAGATCAAATAAAAACTGTTACGATTGCAGATTTCACTTTTGTTGTAAATACAACTATTACTGCTGCAATGGATAGTGCCTTATCTCCTGGCAACATTACACAGGCTATAGTATTTGTTAATCAAGTTTCAGATAAAACTACATATAAGGTAACTGTAAATGGTTCTACAGCGTCACACGATACCTCTTCTGACGATCCATTAAGTACAACAACAGTAGCAACACAATTAAAAAATTCATTAAATTCTAGTTTGTCTGGATTTACGATTGCACAAAATGGTGCAGTATTACATATAAAGAAAAATGATGGTAGTGATTTTTCTATAGATGGTAATGACACACAAGGTAATACACAGCTTACTATTGTAAAAAATTCAGTACAGAGATTTACAGATCTTCCAAGAGTTTCACCACATGGATATGTAGTAGAAGTAAAAGGTGATGAAACTACAAATTTTGATAATTATTACGTAAAGTTTGTAGCTAATAACAGTACTGTTGATGGCACGTTAGAAGAAGGCCAATGGGAAGAAACTGTAGAAGCTGGTATTACATTTAAATATGATTATGCAACAATGCCACACGTTCTTGTAAGACAGGCAGATGGTAACTTTAGATTTGCAAGAGTTGATGGTGATACATATACGATAAGTGGTACTGATTTTACTTTACCTAAATGGGGAGAAAGAACTGTAGGAGATTTAGAGTCAGCACCAAACTCTTCTTTTATAGGTACAAAAATAAACAATGTATTTTTCTTTAGAAACAGATTAGGATTTTTAGCAGATGACAATGTAGTGTTATCAAGAGTTTCAGAGTTTTTTAATTTTTTTCCAGAAACAGTTATTACAGTAGTAGATTCAGATCCTATAGATGTAGCTGCATCACATACAAAAGTAGCGATATTAAAAAATGCTGTAACAATGGGAGAACAATTAATATTATTTTCAGATCAAACTCAATTTGTATTAGCTAGTTCTTCTGATACATTAACTCCAAAAACTGCAAACATTATTGTTGCTACAGAATTTGAAAGTAGTGATTTAGTTGCACCTGTTGGTAGTGGTGCATCTATATATTATTTAACTGATAAAGGACAATTTGCAGGTGTAAGAGAATATATAACACAAGAAAAAGCAGCTATAAAAGATGCTGCAAACATTACTATTCATGTTCCTAGACTTATACCAGCTAATATATTTAAATTTGCAGTATCAACTAACGAAGATGTTTTAATATTACTAGGTGCAGATGAGCCTAATAAATTATATGTAAATAGATGGTTGATAGGTGATAACAATAGAAAGATACTTAATTCTTGGTCAACATATACCTTTAATGCAAACAGAAGTATAAAAAATATAGATTTTATAGGTACAGATTTATTTATTTTATTTGAAGAAGCCAATAAGGTGACGTTAGAAAAAATACCTTTTGAAGCAAATTTCAGAGAAAATTTTGCAGAGTTTGAGTTTCATTTAGATCATAAAGTAACAGAAGCCACTACTGGTGTAAGCGTGTCTTATAACTCAGGTACAGATGTTTCTACATTTACAGTTCCTTATCGTTTAAGAGCAAAGATGACGGTAGTGGGAAGATACTTAAATACAGGAGAAACAAGTACATTTGTAGATACGCAAGGTAATACAAAAACATTAAAACCAGGACAAGTATTATTAACTTCTAATGCTGTAGATGGATCTACATCAACAATTACTATTAGTGGTGATTATAGAAATAGTAAATTTATAATAGGTGAATCATATGAAATGCATTATAGATTTAGTCAACAACGTCTTACACAATCAGGTAATAATAATCAGGGAGAAATAATTAGTGGTCGTTTACAGCTACGTAATTTTTATCTTAAATTTGAAGATACTGGATTTTTTAAAGTAGAAGTTACACCAGAAAATAGAGATACAAGTATTCATAAATTTACAGGTAGATTTTTAGGTGCTGCATCTAGTTCTATTGGTGACATAAAATTAGAAACAGGTACATTTAGATTTCCTGTTATGAGTAGAGCAGATAGGGTAACTATAGATGTGAAAAATGACACGTTTTTACCTACACAATTAGCAAGTGCAGAATACGAAGCACAATTCCACATAAGGAGTAAAAGGATTTAATGGGATATTTACGTAAATCAAATAATAAAGATTTAGATCATGTAATAAAAAACATGAGAGTGATAGATAAAATAGAAGCTTATTATCAAAGTGGTCAAACACCAGAAGATGCAGTAGCTTATAGTTATTTATGTAGTAAAATCACAATGACTGTTGCAGGGGATCAAGATCAACCAATGGGATTATGTGGAGTAGCACAAGATAAATGCATATGGTTTGTAGCTACAGAAGAATTATATGCAACAAAAAAATACAGAATACAACTTATTAGAAAAGGTAGAGAATGGGTTAATAGTTTATTAAAAGATCACGATTATTTATATAATTATGTTTATAAAGAAAATAAGAGTGCTATTAAATGGTTGAGATCTATGAATTTTAATTTTATTAATTTACATGAAAATTATGGACATAAACAACAACCGTTTTATGAATTTATGAGGATCGTATAATGTGTATTTTTGCTGCTCCTTTAGCTGCGGGTGCTGCGGGTGCTGGTGCTGGACTTAGTTTCGGTGCTGCTGCTGCATTACCATCTTTAGGTGCTGCTGCTGCAATTCCTACATTAGCTGCTCCTGGTTTATTTACTGCTGCGAGTGCAATTCCATTAGCAAGTACTTTTGCTTTACCAGCTTTAGGTGTTGCAAGTAGTAGTTTTTTAGGGTTAGGTGCTGCTGCAAAGCCATTTTTAGGCAGACAAGTATTAAATTTAGGTACAAATTTATTAAAAGGTTTTGCACAAAGAAGAGCACTAAACGCACAGGCACAGTACGCATATGAAGCTGCTAGAAAAGGTGCTATAGCTGCTGACTTGGCATTTCAAAGAGAGGTAGAAGCTACAGCAGCAAGGTTAAAAGAAGAAAGGGCTTCTGCTGCACAAGAAAAACTTACAGCTACTATAAAAGGACTTAAAGCAAAGGCAACTATAAGAGCAACAGAAAGAGCAGGTCTTACAATAGATTTACTATTACAAGATGCAGAGAATCAAGCTGCTAACTTAAGGGAAGCAATATCACAAACTATGGAATCACAAACTAATCAATATTCTAGGGATGTACAAGCATTAGAAGCAAAGAGAGATAGTAGATTTAATCAACAAGAAGATATACAAAATCAAGCATATGTAAATGCACAGAAAGCACCTACACTATTAGATACGGTTGCACAAACAACTAATCAAGGACTACAAGATTACACAACCCTACGACTTTTAGCATGACCGACTCTTACATAGGAACAGAATTTAAACCTGCTGCAAGGCCAAGAGACACCTTTGTAACTCAAAGTAGGATTGCACCAGTTAATACACAAGATGCTATAGGTCAATTAGCTAGTGCATTATCAACAATAAATCCTGGATTAAATAAACTAATAGAGCAAAATATAAAAGAAAAAATTGCAGAAGATCAGGCAGAAGGACAAAGGCAAGCTATAGAAGAAGTTGTAGATAGTGGTGGATTTTTAAATGTTGTAGATAATTACAGAAAGAAAAATGGTGATGTAGCTGCTAATAATTTGATTGGTGGAAGTATGTTTATACAAGGTCAATATGAAAGAACAAAAGCAAAGTTAGGAGAGCAGTCATTAAAAAATGCATTAGATAATGGATATACAAACACTTTATTACCCTATGTAGATCCAGAAACAGGAGAGACAAAAGAAAAACCTATAAATGCTTTTGCTCCTAATGATCCTGTTGTACAGGCTTGGAGGGATGGCATAGTTAAGAAACATACAGATAAGTTAGGTGATGTAAGACCAGCATTTCTTAATAAGCATTTTTATCCAAAGATGCAAGAACACGTTTTTAATAATGCAAATCATCATATAAAAGAGCATAGAAAATATAACATTACAAGAATACAAACACAGTCAACACAAGTAGTTACATCATTTGCAGCAACATATTCTAAATATAGAGGTATAGAACCTTATACAGCAGCAGAATTAGAACAAATAGAAAATGGTAGTTTTGAAGGTGAAGTAGATCCTAATCGTAAGTCATATGCAGAGTCATTACAGTTAGTACAAGGTTATGCAGAAGGACTAAGAAATTTAGGTCTTACAGGAGATAACGCAAGAAAAACATTTGATATATTATCTAAATCTATTATTAATAATGCAAAAATATTAGCTGCTAGTGGTAATCCAGCAGATCAACAAGTAGCAAGAGATTTTCCTGTTGTAATGGCAAGCCTTATAAGGTATGGAAATGATGGTGGTACTTTAATAAACCATCCAGAATTTAAAGAAGAGTATGCAAAATTTCAATACAACTTTGATGACCAGGCAAGAAAAAGAATAGAAGGCAGACAAAAGCTAGGTAATACCTTTGCTAATCAAGAGTTCGATAAAGACATGAGAAATATATGGTATAAGACAGAAGAGGTAAATGGAAAAACAGTTGTAACTACTAGGTCACGACAAGAAGTACAACAAGAATTTATGAAACTACAAACAAAATATAGAACTATTATTGATAAAGTAAACGAAAGAGGTTATGCCGATAATATAGAACTAAAAACAGATTTAGAAAAACTTAAAAGTTATATGAAGTATGGTTACGGAGCAGAAGATACAACTCTTTTACTTCAACTCTTAGGAGAAATACAAGCAAACCATCCTACATTAGATGATAAAGCATATAAAATGATAGATCTAGTACGAGAAGATATAGCAAAACATGAAACTATTGCAGACAGGATAGAAGATACAAGGACAGAAATATATAAAATCACTAACCCTTATTTTGGTATTTTAGGTTTTGGTCAATATGGCAAAAATTTTAGTCAACAACGTCTTAATAAATTTACTATTGAGACAGATAAATTAATTAGACAATACTACAATAGTCGGTTAAAAGTTAAAGAAGATAATCAGGGTTTATATTTTTACGGACATGATGCAGTTGATTTTGATACTTTTAAACAAAATATAATAGTATCAGCACAAGTAGCGACAGGGAATATTACATTAGCAGAAGCGTTAGAAGATAATCCTAATTTTGTATATATGTATGATGTCACTAAAATATCACCTCAAGCTAATTTTGCTACAACAAATGAGAAAGGAATACTTAGTGTTGTTAGACCAGGAGAAGAGGATAAACGAACAAGAGTACCAGAATTTACAGGAGTAGGATCTAATACTATTAGAGATCAAAATACAGCTAATATTGCAGCAGAAAGAGGTCTTACATTAAATCCAGAAGCAAGTCAAAAAGAAGGTAGAGCAGTATTTGATAATCAAACAAGAACAAACAACAATACAGATGGTGTATTTAATGATGGATTAAGTACTGAAATAGAAAATGACAATAGTGAAATTAATAATGTTGTTAATAATGGAGAGAATGTAGAAGAAGAAACTAATTTAGATGTAGAAGTAGAACCAGTAGATACAAATAAAGCGAATAGGGTGTCTGGTGCAGTATTGAAGAAACTGATAGATAGTAATGTTGTTACATTTAGTGCTGGTAGTTATGTAGATGATGACGGTTTCGTATATATACCAAATGAACCTATAACAGTAGAAACAAAAGTAGGAAACAAACCATTAATAGAAAATAATAAAAATGTATTTGAACAAGATCCTATAGATGAAGGTGGTTATGTAAAGAGTATTTCACCGTCAGTATTTGAAAGATTACAACAACAAAATCTTATAAAGACTGTAGAAAAAGATGGTAATACTTTATATGAAAATGTAATGTCAGGTGAGTTGTATCAGGTACGAGGTGAATTACAAAACCAAAATATTAAAAGCGATATACCTGACGAAGTAAAAACAGCACCAGGTTTTGATGTAAATGCTATACAAAACAAATCGCAAGTAGAACCTTCAGTAGCGAGTCCTATTACACAGGAAGATATAGATAGAGAAAAAAGAAGAGATTTATACGATAGTAAATCAATAAAATATACTGTTAAATCAGGAGATAATTTATCTGTAATAGGTAATAGATATAATGTTACAGCAGAACAAATTATGGATAGAAATAATTTAACAACAGATGTTATACAACCAAATCAAATACTAGAAATACCATATAATCCTGTTAATGAAAAATTTGATTTTAAATCAAAAAACATTAAAAAATTTGAAGATTTTGGAGGTTTAGCAAAATTGATTAGAGGAGGTGAAAGTAGCAATAGATATAATGTAGTTAATGATGGCACTACTGAATCAGCAAGGATAATTAATAACCTAGAAAATATGACTATCAACGAAATAATTGCAATGCAAGATCGTAAAGAAGTTAATGCTGTAGGTGCATATCAATTTATAGGACAAACCCTAAAAGAAGTAGTTCCAATAGCAGGTTTAACAGGTAATGAGAAATTTAGCAAAGATGTACAAGATCGTTTATTCTGGGCTATTGTTGTAAATAGTAAATATAGAATAGATTTAGAAGATTACTTATTTGGTCTTTCAGATGATGTAATTGGTGCAGTAGATGATTTAGCAAAAATATTTGCAGCAGTTAAGAAATCAGACGGAACTGGTGAATATGATAATGACGAAGGTAGAAATAAAGCTAATATAGATTATAAATTAACTGTAACAGCATTGCAAAATGCACGTAAAAAATTACTAGGTCAATAATGACTAATTCAAATCCAAACTTTAACCCAAACATAGACGAGACAGATACAGAAGAAGCTAACATAGCACCTATAGGTGATTTAGTAGAAGATAATACTGAAAATATAGAACTTAATACTTTACAGACAGATGGATTAGACCCTAAAGGTAAGCCCATAAAAAACAGAAGAGGTAGGATTGTTGGTTATGAAAATGATAAAGAAGAAGGTTTTGATAAAGATGCATATTTTGATTTTAAAAACAATAACTATACGAATCCACAAATAGGTAGGTCTGTAGTAAGGAACAACGAATCAGATATTATTAGAGGTGAATTTAATCAAAAAGATTTATTTGCAGAGTTTGAACAAAAGATAAGACCATTATCTATATTTGAGAAATCATTTCCTAGTAATTTACGTTTTGAATTAACACCAGAAGAGAGAAATAAATTTGCTGTTAGAAAAGAAGATGGAACTATAGACCATGCAGCTACAGATAGAAAGTTTGCTGTATTAGGTGAAAACAAATATGCAAGAGCAGCAGCAGCAGGTGTATTAAATATTCCTAACGAGATCTATAAGATAGGTCGTTATATAGGTGGAGATAGGACACCTGATAATTTGTATTCTTTACAGGAGTTAGGTTTAGAGTTAGAAGATGACAAGGATGATTTTGCATATCAAACTACAAAATTCTTATCAGGCTTCTTATTGCCATATGCAGGTCTAAGTAAAACAGGTAAGGTTTTAAGTGGTTGGAAAATGCTTAAAGGTGTAAATGGTCTAGGACTTGCTAACCCTGCCTTTAGATCCTTTGTAGCAGGTAGTGTAGCCGAGACTATAGCTATAGATGCATATGACGAAAACTTTTTTAATTTTCTTATAGATGTAGATACACCATATTTAGATTTTGCAAAACCATTATTTGAAGTTTTAGCTGCTGATGAAACAAGAACAGAAGATTTAGGTGTTGCAAAATTAAGACAATTTTTAGCAGGTGGTGTATTTGGTGAAGTCTTAGGATATGGAGGTGCAAAGGTTGGACAGAAACTTATATTAGAACCTATAGGTTATGGAGCTAGAGCAACAGGTAATGGAGCTTTGTTTTTAGCAGATCAAGGAAGTCAAGTCATAAGACGTACAATGGATGAATTTATGCCACCTACTATTCTTAGTAGAGAGCAGATAAGAAGTAGGACTATACAATTACTAAAAGATATAAAAGCAAATCCAAAAAGATTAGAGTTTTTTAGAAAACAAATAGATATTTTAAATAATGCAAATATTACTGAGACTGCTGATTTTGTGCCAGCACCTATGGCAGAAGAACTTACAGAATTAGATAGAGTCGCAAGAAGAATAGAAGATTTAGAAGTAAGAGGTGATTTAGTATTTGCTGAAGAGGGTATAGGACTAGAACCAGATATTGATTCTATGGAGTATTACACTCAAAAAATATATCAAGAATTAAGTGAAGGTACATTAAACAATCAACGATTAGATGATTTATTAAGGCAAGAACCATTGCTTACTACTAGACAAAAGAAAGATCAAGCATTTACTAGAGTTTCAGAACGTATAGAAGGATTACGTAAGTATAGAGGTATAGAACGTACAGAAAGATATTTAAATAATTTAGCAAGAGATAGAGTTATAGGTCTTGATGAAGTAGATGAAATTAGAGATTTTCTTAATTTTATAGGTAGAGAAGCATTTGACGATATTGTTTTAGAACAAGATGCGACTTTAAGCAGAGCAACATTAGGTAACTATAACTTTAATAAATCACTTATAAAACTTAGGAATACGACTATAAAAGAAGGTCGTTTAAGTGAAGTACTAATACATGAGTTATGGCATAGTCTTAGTAGAAACTT